GGGGGCTACGGTTGCCAAGTTTAACGATGCGTTTCGTGAGCTGTTGGATTGTGAGATCACGAACATTAACCGGGATATGTTGGCGACGATGAAGCGTTACGCGCATTTGATGCGGCGTGATGACATAGCGAACGAGCTTGAGTATCACCTGTCGCGCCCTGTTGACGGCGATATTTCGTGCGTTGTGCCGACGCGGAAGATTGGGAGGTTTTGAATCATGCTCGCCACCATCCACCCAAACAGTCTCACGGCCTATCACGCCACCGCAATCAGCCGAGCGAGCCTAGAGAATCGCATCCTCGGTTTGATGGCCGATGGCAAGGCGCGCCGGATTGTTCCGGCTGACACAAATGGATTATGAATTACGACGAGTTTATCACCCAGAAATCACAGTTGTCAGGCGACTTTGGTTTTGATCCGACTTTCGTTCCTGACTTTTTGTTTCCGTTTCAAAAGTCGTTGCTTGAATGGTTGGTAAGAAAAGGGCGCGGCTCAATAATGGCCGATTGCGGACTCGGAAAGACCGCGCTTCAACTTACATGGGCGCAAAACGTAGTTGAGAAAACTAACAAGCCGGTTTTGATTCTTACACCGCTCGCCGTTGGATCTCAAACTGTTCGTGAGGCGCACAAGTTTGGAATAGAGGCAGCGCAATCACGCGACGGCAAGGTCAATTCTAAAATTGTCATCACCAACTATCAGCAGCTTTCAAAATTTGACTGGCAAGATTTCGCCGGAGTTGGTTGCGATGAATCTAGTATCCTTAAAAACTTTGACGGCAAGATTAAGCAGGACATCACAGACTTCATGCGGAAGCTGCCCTACCGATCGCTTTACACCGCAACCGCAGCACCAAACGATTACATTGAGCTAGGCACGTCGTCTGAATCGTTGGGCGAATTGGGTTACATGGATATGCTTGCGCGGTTTTTTAAGAACGCGCAAAACAGCCTTCATCCGTCAGTTTATCGGAATCGCGGAATGGATTTTAACAAGCTGAATGAATCGGCAAAATGGCGTTTCCGTGGACACGCTGAAAAAGACTTCTGGCGTTGGGTTTGCAGTTGGGCGCGAGCCGTCCGCAAGCCGTCCGATCTTGGATTCAGCGACAAAGGTTACGTCCTGCCAAAACTACAAACGGTGGAACACATCGTAAAAGCAAGCTCCACCAGCGACGGCTATTTGTTTGACCTACCTGCCGTGGGATTAGCGGAGCAACGCGCCGAACGCCGCCGCACCATGCGCGAGCGTTGCGAGATGGCCGCCGCGTTGGTTGCTGACACGAAGAAACCTGCAATCTGCTGGTGTTATCTGAACGACGAGGGGCATTTGATGGAAGAACTAATCGGCGATTCGGTTGAAGTGGACGGCAATGATTCGGACGAATTTAAGGAGGAAACATTTGACGCATTTTCCAAAGGTGAAATCCGCGTAATCATCAGCAAGGGTGTCATCGCTGGCTATGGATTGAACTGGCAACATTGTGCTCACCAGACGTTTTTTCCTTCGCACTCCTTTGAACAGTATTACCAATGCGTCCGCCGATCATGGAGATTCGGCCAAAAGAATCCTGTCCGCGTTGATGTCATCGCCAGCGAAGGCGAGCAAGGAGTTTTGTCAAACTTGAACCGCAAGGCGCAACAGGCAGAAAAAATGTTTGAGCAGCTTGTTTCTCTCATAAACAACGAACTCAAAATTGCAGTAAAAACGAACAGCAACACTGAACTTACTAAACCATCATGGCTCTAATTGAATCCAAAATCACTGACGACTACGCGCTTTACAACGGCGATTGCGTTGAGGTAATGCGCGGCCTGCCGGAGAACTCGGTTGGTATGTCTATCTACTCTCCGCCGTTCGCAGGCCTTTACAATTACAGTTCTGACCCGCGAGACATGAGTAACAATTCCAGCTATCAGGAGTTTTTTAAGCAATACGAATTTTGCGTCCGAGAGTTGAACCGCATCACGATGAAGGGGCGAATTTCCGCCGTGCATTGCATGGATGTTCCGGGCAAAGGCCACGGCGAGACGGCTAAAATGGGCGTCGGCGCAAATGTTGGGAGCGGACTGATTGATTTCCCCGGCGACATTATCCGACTCCATGAAAAGTGCGGATTTGATTTTTGCGGACGTAGAGCAATTTGGAAAGAGCCGCTAGGTGTTCGTATGCGGACAATGGCAAAAGGACTTGCTCACGCTCAAATCGTTGAGGACTCAACTTTGTGCGACGTCGCAAGCGCGGATTACCTTTTGATGTTTCGCAAGCGTGGCGAAAACAAAATCCCTGTCTCTCACCCGACTGGACTTCATCGCTACGCTGGCGAGCGCGTTATGCCACACGATCTCCAAGAGTTCAAAGGCTATAAAGGAAAGCAAACCGAGAACCGTTTCTCGCACTGGATTTGGCGGCAATATGCGTCGTCTTTTTGGGATGACATCCGCATTGACAATGTTTTGCCATACGAAGAAAGCCGCGACACGGACGACGAAAAGCATTGCCACCCGCTTCAACTGGACGTGATTGAACGTGCTGTAATTCTTTGGTCAAACGAGCGCGAGGTTGTGTTCACACCGTTTATGGGAGTTGGAAGCGAAGTCTTTGGCGCGGTGATTAACAACCGTCGTGGAATCGGTTCTGAACTCAAGCAAACCTATTACCGTCAAGCCGTCCGCAATCTCGCAAAGGCGAGCGAATACGCGCACGAGCAAGACCTAATCAAATGACCACCACCCACCCCAACAGCCGACTAGCCTACTCTGCGACGACCTCACAGCGTTTCGCGTTGACGGACAAAATACTTGGCCTGATGGCCGATGGCAAGGCGCGGACGGACAGGCAGATTGCTAACGAGCTTGGACACAGCGAACCGCTGCGCCCGCGAGTGACAGAGCTAGTTGAGCAAGGCCAGTTGCACGAAGTCGGCAGCACGACCTGCGAATTTACCAACAAGAAATGTCGGTTGACGAAACGATTTTTATGAAAATCACATTTGAAGAAAAAAAATGTTTTACTTGTAAGTTTTGTGGCAAGTCGTGGCGGCTTCACGATTACTGCCCTAGCTGCGAACGCAAATCCAGACAAACAATAGACCCATCACAAAACCCACGCATGACAATTGTTTCTCCAGGTTTATGGGTAGCAAAAAAGTTTATTGAGTTATGAAAACCCACTTACTAGCCGCCGAGCTTGCCCGCATTGTCCCCGAACTGGCGAAGGATTCAGCCGTGAACCGCGAGACGGTGATTCGCAACATGATCGACCGAGAACTTACCCCACCCGCCGCTGCGCCTCATAACGCGCTGTCCCTCGCGGCTGCACCAGTCAGCAGCGCACGGCGGGCTTCTATTTGACCGTAAAACAAACAACACCAACGAAAAATGAGCACAACAGCAGTTCAAAAACAGATACCACAAACCGCATACGCCAAGCCGTCCGCTTTGGCAAAGATGGCAAGCCGTCTTGAGGTTGACCCGACAAAACTTCATAGCACCCTTAAAAGCACGGTGTTTCAAAAAGCATCGGACGATGAGCTTTTGGCTTTGGTCGTCGTCGCCAATGAATACGGCCTGAATCCGTTTCTCAAAGAGATTTACGCTTTCCCCGCAAAGGGCGGCGGCATCGTCCCGATTGTAAGTGTGGACGGATGGAACAAAATGCTGATCCGCCAGCCGGATTTTGACGGCATCGAATTTGATTTTGCAGACGGCGAAGATGGCAAGCCGATTTCATGCACGGCTACAATTCACATCAAAAACCGTTCGCACCCGGTCAAGGTGACGGAGTATTTCGACGAGTGCAAACGTAACACCGAGCCGTGGAACACAATGCCGCGCCGGATGCTCCGCAACCGCACGCTTTGCCAAGCCTCACGCATGGCGTTTGGTTTCTCTGGCGTAATGAATGACGATGAAGCGCAAAATGTGATTGACGTTGAGGCAACCAAAATTCCCGCAGAATTGTCGCCAAAAATCATCACAGCACCGCCCACTTCAACGCCGCAGCAAGAGCTTGAGGCGTTGATTGTCAACGAAGGTTTCACGTTTGAACAATTCCGCGATTACGTTGCGGTGTCTCAGTTGGTTCAAGACGCCGATTCGCTGGCGGATTACACGGAGATTTCCACGGCGGATGCAACCCGATTGCTCCGCGCCAAAGTCGGCTTGGTAAAAAACCTTAAAGAAATTGCCGCGAAAGCGCAGGCGTGAAAGGGAAACAAATTTATGAGCAAAGAACTATCACTAATCACCAGCCGCACGGCGGCAATCTTGCCGGTGTTCACTTTGACACCAGCCGCGATTCAGCAAAAAGAAGATGCTCTTGCCAACAGCGCATTGATTGGCCGTGTGACCAATGCCGCCGAAAACAAGACGGCGATTGACGCCATGCAATCGTTGAAGTCTTTGAGCCTGCAATTTGAGCGTGAGCGCAAGGCATTGACCGAACCGCTGCTTGAAGCGCAACGCAGCTTGAAACGCACCGCTGACGCGGAACGCGACGAGCTTGAGCGTGAGCTTGGTCGTTTGGAAAACCTTGCAAAAGATTTTGCTTTGGCCGAGCAACGCCGAATCCGAGAAGAGCAGGAAGCACAGCAGCGCGAGCTTGAGCGCATTGAGCGCGAGAAACAGTCCGAGCTTAAACGCATTGCTGACGAACAGGCGCGGGTTGAACGCGAAGCGCGGGAAGCCCGCGAAGCAGCCGAGCGGCAAGCACGA